TCCGTTCATAAATCAGCAGGTGAATCGTTATCTTCAGATGATGGATTTTTATATTAACTTCCATCTTGATGAAGAGTTTAACGAAACGGTAAAGTCACCCATTCACGAAGACTTTTCTTATAGTTCTTTTAGTGAGGGTGAAAAAATGAGAATCGACCTTGCCCTACTCTTCACTTGGAGAGAAGTCGCCCGAGTCAAAAATTCCGTCAATACCAATCTGCTGATTATGGATGAAGTATTTGATTCTTCACTTGATGGATTTGGAACCGATGAGTTCCTTAAGATTATTCGTTATGTGATTAAGGATGCCAATATCTTTGTGATTTCCCATAAGACAGACCTGCATGACAAATTCGAAAGTGTCATAAGGTTCGAGAAAGTCAAAGGTTTTTCCCGTATGATGTCCTCACAAGCACAAGACTAATGCAAGTCCCCAATCGCTATCACCATTCTAAGAAGGAGCAGAAGCGGAAACTGAAACCGCAAGCACTCCGACAAGCAAAGGCACGTCGCCAAGCACTCAAGAAGCGTCTCTCTGGGGGCGCTTCTTCTTTTTTATAAATATTTTAAAAAGTATTTGTAACCATGGAATCGAAGAAGTTTAGAGATATAATGGGTGCTTATTCATCCATTTATGAAAAGAAAGAAGATCCTGAAATGGAAAAGGGTGAGGAAAAGGAGGAAGAAGGCGAAGAAGAAAAGAAAGGTAAGAAAAAAGATAAGGAAGAGAAGAGTGAAAAGGAAGATAAAGAAGATGAAAAGGAAATGAAAGAGGGTGCTGATCTCTTCGATTATCTCCTAGAGTATTTGGTTGCCGAAGGCTATGCTGATACCAACAAGGCAGCTCTTGCTATTATGGCAAATATGAGTGAAGAGTGGAAGCAAGATATTGTTGAAGGCATGACTATGAAGGACTTCAAAGCAAATCGTAAAAAACTTCAGCGTAAGGAAGACTCCGATGATGCTAAAAAAAGAGGACACGTTGATAAGTTTACTGGAAAACCTTATGGAACTGCGGAAGCAGCATCTAGAAGAAAAAACCTAAATCCTGCTGAAAGAGAGTCAAGACGTAAGTTTGCCGAAGACCCAAACTGAATCACTTTTCAAACTGGCACATAAGAGGGTCCAACCACCCTCTTTTTTTGTATAATGGTTTCATACGCATCAAACCTATGACCGTCCGCCACGAAATCAAGTCCCAACTTGCTAAACTTCTTGCCACCGAAGACCTTGTGGTTGAGCACAAGAAGGTGGAGACTGCCTGCTTCAACGTTCATACTCGTGTGCTGACTCTGCCGATGTGGGAGAAGGCAAGCAATACCGTCTATGACCTTCTGGTGGGGCACGAGGTCGGTCACGCTCTCTATACTCCTGATGAAGACTGGTTAGAGAAAGTAAAAGTTCCCCCGCAGTTTGTGAATGTGGTGGAAGATGCTCGTATTGAGAAACTGATGAAGCGTCGTTATGCTGGTCTTGCTAAGACCTTCTATGCTGGTTATCGAGAACTCGCTGACGATGATTTCTTTCAGATTGGTGATGATAAACTGGAAACTTATAACCTTGCCGATCGTGCTAACCTGTGGTTCAAGATTGGAAACTATATTGATATTCCTATTGAGCGTGGTGAGGAGACTGAGATTATCAATTTGATTGCCGATACTGAAACCTTTGCTGATGTTCTGATTGCCGCAGAGGCACTCTATAAGTATTGTAAGCACAAGCAACAGGAAGAAACCAAGATTTCACTGGACAATCTTGAGTCTCAACAGAGTGGTGCTGACAATCAACCTGCTTCTGATTTTATCAACCAGCAGGAAGGTGAGAATGACCAGGAAGAACCTGGTGAAACTGATTCTTATGGTGGTACTTCAGAACAAGATCAACAATCTGCTCCTACCAATCAAGGTGGCGAGAAGAATGACGAACCTGAAGTGAAGACGATGGAGTCTTTGGAAGAAGCACTTAAAGATCTTGTTAACAATAGTGGTCCTGAAAATGTTTATTTGGAATTGCCTAAACTTGACCTGAGAAAAGTAATTGTTCCGAATGCTGAGATTCATTCTAATTGTAAAAACACTTGGGACTCTTATTCGGAAAATACTGGATATAAGTATGAAGACCTCTTTGGTGAAGTTGATCGGCAGTTTGTAGAATTCAAGCGTTCTGCTCAAAAGGAAGTTAATTACTTGGTCAAAGAGTTTGAATGTCGCAAGGCAGCAGATTCTTATGCTCGTGCTACAACTGCCCGCACTGGTGTTCTGGACTGTTCCAAACTTCATACCTACAAATACAACGAAGACCTGTTTAAGAAAGTCACCACTCTTGCCAATGGTAAGAATCATGGTCTGGTATTCGTTCTGGACTGGTCTGGTTCTATGTGCGATGTGATGCTGGATACGGTCAAGCAACTTTTTAACCTTATCTGGTTTTGTAAGAAAGTTGCGATTCCTTTTGAGGTTTATGCTTTCACGACTGATTATCCTTTGGTTTCTTATGATGAAAATGGTAAGGCAAGTTTTCGTGAACTTGCTTATGAGAAAAAGGATGGTCTGATCCAAGTTGGTGAATGGTTTTCTATGATGAACCTGCTCACCAGTCAAGTGAATGGTAAGACTCTGGAAGAACAGATGAAGAATATCTTCCGTCTTGCCTATTCCTTTGGACGCAACTGCTATGCCCGTTATTCTATTCCTCTGGGTCTTTCTCTCTCAGGCACTCCTTTGAATGAGGCGTTGATCTCTCTTCATCAAATTCTTCCTAAGTTTCAGAAAGAAAATAAACTTCAAAAAGTTCAGTGTGTGATTTTGACTGATGGTGAAGCGTGTGGTATTAAGTATCATCGTGAAGTAAAGCGTCAATGGGAAGATGGTCCCTTTATGGGAGTTGCTACGATTGGATTTGGTTCATTTTTGCGTGATCGTAAGACTGGAAGCACTTATTCTCTGGATTGTGAATGGCATCAAATGACCGATGTTTTTCTTCACAACCTACGGGACAAGTTTGCTGACATTAACTTTATCGGTATTCGTGTTCTGGAAGGTCGTGATGCTGGTAACTTCATTCGTCGTTATTGTGGATATTATGGTCCCGATTATGATAAGGTGATGAGTGCTTGGAGAAAAGAAAAGGCATTCACCCTGAAAAAGTCTGGTTATCATTCTTACTTTGGTCTTTCTGCTACTGCCCTTTCTCAAGACACAGAGTTTGAAGTTGCTGAAGATGCAACCAAGACTCAAATCAAATCTGCCTTTGTGAAGAGTCTGAAGTCCAAGAAAATGAACAAAAAGATTCTTGGAGAGTTTGTGGAACTTGTTGCCTGATAAATATTTCAAAGAGTTCTATCGAGTCTAATGAGTAGATTTTCCGACCTATTTCAAGAACCAGCACCTGCCCCAGAACCAGGATTTAATGAAAATGCGTCTGATCGTGATGGTGATGGATTAGTTCAAGATGGCACTAAATTCGAAAGACCAGCACCCACTAAAACGTCAAAGAAAAAATTTACCATGGAATGATGGGATCCACTTTCCAAACTGTCACAGGGGGCACTCAGTTGCCCCCTTTTTTCTTGTATAATAACTTCAGTTAAACAAAACCACCTAACTACATCATGCCTCGCAAATCTTCTGTGAACGATCAAGCACTTTTTGATAGCATCAAAGAACTTTATGGTTCTGAAATCACTTCTGGTGATCTGAAGGGTTTCTGTGCTTCTCGTGGTCTGAACTATCAGACGGTGACTCGTCGTTTGGAAAACTTCAAGACTGCTCGTGGTCGTTGGAATCTGGAAGTAACTCAGGAACGTGTTGAAGAGATTGAACGTTCTTTCAGTGCTCCTGCCGTTCTTCCTGCTGCTGAACAAAACCTTATTCCTGATAAAGATGATACCTTCGTCAAGTTTGGTAACTTTAACGATATTAAAAAAATTATTCAGTCCCGTATCTTTTACCCTACGTTCATTACGGGTCTGTCGGGTAACGGTAAAACGTTCTCGGTGGAGCAAGCATGTGCTCAACTCAAGCGTGAACTGATTCGCGTCAACATCACGATTGAGACTGACGAGGATGATCTGATCGGTGGTTTCCGTCTTGTGAATGGTGAAACTGCCTGGCACAATGGTCCTGTGATTGAAGCACTGGAGCGTGGAGCGATCCTGCTCCTTGACGAGATTGACCTGGCATCCAACAAAATCCTTTGTCTCCAATCCGTGTTGGAAGGTAAGGGTGTCTTCCTGAAAAAGATCGGTCGTTTCGTGAAACCTGCCGCTGGATTCAACGTGGTTGCCACTGCAAATACCAAAGGTAAGGGTTCTGATGATGGTCGTTTCATTGGTACCAACGTTCTGAATGAAGCATTCCTTGAGCGTTTCCCTGTGACCTTTGAGCAAGCATATCCTGCTCCCGCAACTGAGCAGAAGATCCTTGAGGGTATTGCTCTGGACCTTGGTGTGGAAGACCGCGACTTCTGTAAGCGGTTGGTTGATTGGGCAGACATTATCCGCAAGACCTTCTATGATGGTGGTATTGAGGAAATCATCTCCACCCGCCGCCTGGTTCATATCATTCGTGCTTATAGCATCTTCAATGATAAAGCAAAAGCAATTCAAGTTTGCATCAATCGTTTTGATGATGAAACCAAGCAGTCTTTCCTGGAACTCTACGATAAAGTGGATGCTGACTTCCAGATGCCTGCTGGTCCTTCTGAAGCAGAAGTTCGCACAGCATTTGCCTCTGACGAAGTTTTCTGATATAATTGGGGAAGGTAAATTATGACCCTTCCCCTTTATTATGGACGAGTATCCTTATCCCGATAATTTCGGAAACAATGTAGTTGGTTCCAGACTTCCTGGTGCCGAAGGACAAGACCACATTAGTTTTAATCAATTCACCCTGTATGAGGGTGGAGATGGCACACTTAATTTGACAAAAACACCTGTTATGAACGAACCTAAAAATCATCTCTGGAAATACAACGAAGATAAAATCCTCAAAGATGTTGAGGATTATGTAACCAGCACTTATCATGGTCATTATTGTGGCGATGAATCTGGTTATGATGATATTCAAACAATTGATCTGATGGCAGCAAAGAAACTGGCAGCAGGTTTTTGTCAAGCAAACATCCTAAAGTATGGTTCTCGTTATGGGGACAAGGATGGACGTAATAAGCGTGATTTGATGAAAGTCATTCACTATGCTATGCTATTGCTTCACTTTGACAAACATTATTCTCGTCAGGATAATGGTCTGACCGAATTCCGTTGATTATGAAAATTCAAAACAAAACTATGAAACTCTCTGACAACACTCTTGCTCTTCTCAAGAACTTTGCTGGCATCAACAACTCTATTCTTGTGAAGCAGGGTAATCGTCTTCGCACGATTTCGGTTGCAAAGAATATTCTTGCTGAGGCGGATATTACTGAAGAGTTCCCCCGTGACTTTGCCATTTACGATCTCAACCAGTTTCTCAACGGTCTGAGTCTTCATCAGGATCCTGACCTTGACTTTGTTGAAGAGTCGTATTTGAGCATCAAAGAAGGTAAGCGTCGTGTGAAGTATTTCTTTGCCGACCCTAACGTGATTATCTCTCCTCCCGATAAGGACATTCAACTTCCCTCAACAGATGTTTGCTTCCAACTGGATAGCGTAACTCTGGAAAAACTGCTCAAGGCAGCAGCAGTCTATCAACTTCCTGACCTTTCTGCTGTTGGTGAAGCAGGAGTTGTGAAACTGGTGGTTCGTGATAAGAAGAATGATACTTCTAACGAATATTCCATCGTGGTCGGTGAGACTGATGCCGAGTTTACGTTTAACTTCAAAGTAGAAAACATCAAGATTATTCCTGGTGCTTATGATGTGGTAGTGTCTTCTAAACTTCTGTCACAATTCACCAATAGTAAGTACAACCTGAAGTATTATATTGCTCTGGAACCTGATTCTACCTTTGGATGAACATCTTCGTAACTTCGCCCTGGCCTGCGGAAAGTGCTGTCTGTCTCCCTGATAAACACATCGTCAAGATGCCGTTGGAATGCTGTCAAATGCTTTCCATTGTGGCATCTGAAAAATGGGGTCATGGTTATGGTTCTTTGTACAAGACTGATAACACTCCCTACCGAACTGAAAAGGGTGCGTTTCGTAATCATCCCTGTACCAAATGGGCAATGGATAGTATCCACAATGCCTATTGGTTAATCAAGTGGGGAATGAACCTGTGTGATGAGTATACGATGCGTTATGGTAAAATTCATTCATGCTACAAGACTCTTGTAGATGCTTATTATATCTTTCCTAAGGGCAAGATTACAGAAGTTACACCATTTGCCCGTGCTATGCCAGATGAGTATAAACTTGACACAAGCATTGACACTTTTACTGCTTACAAGATGTATATCGCATCCAAACCTTGGGTTGCATCTAATTATCTTCGTATGCCAGAACGAAAACCTGATTGGATCTAAATTATGAAAAGATCACATAAAGGAACAACACCACCCCAAAGAATAAAACCATGTATGCCACCTTTGATAGAAGAGGAAACAAAACCTCTTTCTAGGGAAGATGGGTTTACAAAATTTGGAGGAACTGCTTGTGAAAATTTAGTGAAGGCATATTTTCTTTCTAAAAATATTAATATAGCAGAACCAAATGTTGATGATGGGGTAGACCTTCTTATAGAAAAACCAAATGAAGGATGGGTAAGAGGTCAAGTAAAAAAAGTTGTTTATCAGTTAAAACTTGATTATGGGATGAATCAAAGAGGGGTAGAATGCTATCGTTCTCGATTTAATTTTAACTTTCAAAGTGGTGGTAGAACTGCTCCACATTTAAAGAATGGTAGAAGGCAAAGAAGTCCAGAGACATTTGATTACTTTTATCATGTTCTTCTTACACCATATCGACAACTTATTTGGGAAACTCCAGTAAATTTAATTTCTCTTAGAAAAGATGGAAATTTTATACATGGAAAGTGTCCAGTAATAGATAGAGATAGTTGGGTGAGAAAAAAAGCAGAAATTGATTTTAATGAGTTATTGGTGTATAGTAAATATGATCCAATAATTTTTAAAACATTTCCTGATTTCTTTTTGAAACCAGAACAACAAACTTTGTGTCAATTTTTTGATTATGAATAGTGATTTTTTGTGGGTAGCAAAATATGCCCCAAAGACAATTGAAGATTGTATTCTTCCTGAAAGCACTAAAAAAACTTTTCAGGAGTTTCTAAATAAAGGTGAAATTCCAAATATGCTTCTTGCTGGTCCTCCTGGTATCGGCAAAACTACAGTCGCAAAAGCACTCTGTAATGAATTGGGGGTAGATGTTTATGTCATCAATGGATCCGACGAGGGTAGATTCCTCGATACTGTCAGAAACAATGCGAAAAAC